AATCAGCGGTGAAGTAACAAAGGCGGTTTCATAATGGCACGCATTGTTCTAACCAACGTTGCCGTCACTTTCGGCACTACTGATGTTTCGAGCTACGTCACTTCAGTAACACTCGGCTCGACTTTCGACGTAGTTGAGACAACAGCTTTTGGCAACACGGCCCGCACAAGAGTCGCAGGACTTGCAGACAACAGCGTAACCTTGGAGTTCAACCAGGACTATGCCACTAGTGCGCTAGAAGCGACAATCTACCCAACACTTGGCACAGGAGTCTCAATGACCGTGCGCCCAGTTGCTGGCGTGTCGCCTGCATACAGTTTTACCGCGTTGGTTTCCGAATGGACTCCGCTCAACGGAGCCGTCGGCGAACTCGCAACCGCCTCGGTCACCTGGCCGATCAGCGGCGTAATAACCAAGTCATAACCTAACAAGGGGGAACAAATGGACGGTCTATCAATCAAGGTCAAAACCACAGAAGGCGTCGAGGCGTCGTACAAACTGACTCCTCGAGTCATCGTGGCATTCGAGCAACAATACGGTAAGGGAATGCCTAAACTGCTTGGCGAGGAACAAAAGATCGAGCACGTTTTTTGGCTAGCTTGGAAATCAATGCAACTCAGCGGCGTTGTAGTAAAGCCGTGGGGACCCGAGTTCCTAGACACCATCATATCGGCCGAACTGGACTCTGACGCGTCTTTCGAATCCACCGAGATAGCCTAACGTATACAATCGCCGCTATCTCGGTGGAGACTGGCATATCTCCGACCGCGTTGCTAGATGCTCCCGAGGGAGTGCTTGAAGCAATAACGGCCTACATCAAAGAACGGGCGAAAAAGCATGGCTGATGAGAGCGAGATTATCCTCATAGGAATCGAAGACACGCTAGAAGGCCTTAAAAAGTTCGACAAAGAAGCAATCAAACGCTTCAAAAAGGTCTTGAATGACGTGCTTATCGACGCAGAGCGTACGGCTCGGGGTTTTGTCAAGGCCGACCCGCCCATGAGGGGCTGGAAAACCTCAGACCCACTCAAGCCTAAAAAGACAACTCGCGGCGGTGCGGGCTGGCCTGCCTATAACCAAGGCGTGATTCAGCAAGGTATCCGCAAGACAAAAGTGCAAGGCAAGGTCCGAGCCGATTACACCACCAGCGCTGGTGCACTCATCAACGAGTCTGCTGCTGGCGCAATCATCGAGGTTGCGGGTCGCAAATCGGGTGGCACAGGCACAGGCATTCAATTCATCAACAACCTAACAGACGAGATCAAAAATCCTTCTCGCTTGATTTGGCAAGCTGTCGATGCTAAAAAGAAACCAGCAGAAATCAAGGTCTTGGCAGCGCTGAACGAAGCCAAGGCAGAGCTGCAGAAGAACTTAGACAGAGAGCGAGTATAACATGGCAATCGGCGCAGTAGTCGCTCGCATACTCACCCAGTATTCTGACAAAGGCACAAAAGCCGCTGTCAAAGACATCTCCAAAATGGAGAAGAAGTTTACCAAGTTCGCAGACAAAACAGCCAAAGCATTTGGGTTAGCGGCTCTCGCGGCTGGCGCTTTTGCAATCAAGATCGGAAAAGACGCCGTTCAAGGCGCGATGGAAGACCAAAAACAGCAAGTCGCTTTGGCACAGGCTTTGCGCAACACAACAGGCGCCACAGATGAAGCAATTGCTGCCACTACCGCGTACCTAGACAAACTCGAGTTAATGGTCGGCGTTGACAACCGCGAATTGATTCCATCTTTACAAGTATTAACGCAGGCGACAAAAGACGTCGCACAGGCTCAAACACTGCAAGGCCTAGCCCTTGACATCTCGGCTGCATCTGGCAAAGATTTGCAAGCTGTTTCAATCGCGCTTGCCAAGGCAGTCGGTGGCAACGTTACCGCTTTGACCAGGCTCGGTGTGCCTTTAGATGCCGATGCAGTAAAAGCAAAAGACTTGAACGCCATTTTGACCTCACTGGGAGAGACTTTTAGCGGGCAGGCCAACAAGCGAGCACAAACGTTCGAGTTCCAACTAGGTAGACTTAGGCTGGCCTTCAACCAGATTCTCGACCAGGTCGGCTATGCTTTAATCCCATTTTTAGAAAAACTAGCCAACACAGTGCGAGACAAGGTCTTGCCAGCGTTGTCTGTATGGATTGAGCAAAACGGAGCCAAACTGGCGGCTGCATTTCAGACTAGCATTTCGTATGGTGTAGCCTTTTTCAAGCTCATAATCGATTTATTCTCATTCGTGGCACGCAACGCAAAAGTGTTTGCCACTATTGGCGCCATCATTGTGGCCGCCTTTTTCGGCGCAAAGACTGCAGCCGCAGTTGCGGGCTTAATCAAGGGCATTCAAGCCATTATCACAGTAATGAAAGCCCTTCGGACGGTCTCACTTGCATCAGCCGCGGCAACTGCATTGGCAACGGGTGGAGTCTCTGCAGCAGCAGGCGCCGCTGCTTTCGGTGTCGCTTTGGTTGGCATAGGAATAGCCGCCAAGAAGTTCAATTCAGACTCCGACAAAGCAACCGACGCGCTCGGCAAGTTCGGCGTCGATCTTAAAGGACTAACCGTTAGCGCTGACGATTACACCAAAGGACTGGGCGGCATCACTTCAGCCACAAACGGTGTCACTGCAGCGACTAAAGGTGCGGCGCAAGCGTCTGCGCTTTTGCTCAAGTTACAGAACAAGTTCGGACTCAAGGGCTTAAAAGAAACCGACCCAGTCACATTGGAAGCGATTCGCAAAAATCAGCTCAAGCAACGAGCGCTGGGCCTCTCTAGTCCGACTATCTCACTGCTCGCTTCTGCTGGCCACGGCAATATTGCAAAGAACACCACTATGAACGGGGGCAACATCACGGTGAATGTCGCGGGCTCTGTGGTATCGCAAGGAGATCTCATTAACGGTATTAAAAACGGCCTAGCCACGCTAATGCGCCGCCGTGCGGGCAGTCAGTTCGCGGTACTCTAATGCCAGCTAACGCACCCAGCATCACCGTCGCTTTTGGCATCAATGGCTCATACACCAATGTTAGCGCTGACCTCATTCTTGAGGTCGATATCAGGCGCGGACGTCAGTACCAAAATGACTTTTTGGAATCTGGTACTGCAGCCGTCATTTTGAACAATCAATCAGGCGCTTTTGACCCAAGCAACACGTCCAGCGCCTACTACAGCATTTTGGTCGCAGGCATGCAAGTGCGTATCACTGCGAACTCGACCGTCATTTATACTGGTGTCCTCGAGGACAACGCAGTAAACCAAGGCATTTACCCAACCGTATCGCTCGTTTTTGTTGACGGCCTGGCGCAGATCGCGCAAGCAATCGCCCCAGCGCTCGCCACCAGCAGTTTCTCCGAGACCGCGGCTCTAAGAGCTGCAAGAGCGCTCGACCTTGCTGGCTGGCCAGGGGGTGGTTCTCGTAGCCTAACTGGCACGACTGTCATGCAAAAAACCAAACAGAACATGAGCTGCCTCGAGATGCTCGAGCAGTGTGCGAACTGTGTCGGTGGCCGTTTCTACGTCAGTCGCACTGGAGTTGCAACCCTTGTGGATATCGCAGACAAGTTCACCCGCCCAACTAGACTTTTATTCTCAGACCAAGGCGACGCCAACAGCGTCGGTTATGACGGCCTGATCACCAACCCTGGCACAGACTTTGTATATAACGAAGGCATTGTGTTCAGAGGCCCAAAGAAAGCGCAAAAAACCGCTCGGTACGCAGCCAGCGTTTCAACTTATGGCTTAAAGTCTAAGAAGCTAGACGCTCCAATTCTGAGTGAGACCAGCGCTGCCAACCTAGCACTGTACGCCGCACGCAAAGACGCAGACGCCGTGGTTTTGGCTGAGCAGATTGACTTCACAGCAATCGGCATTGGCGCTCTTGCTACTGACATGCTAGAGACAGAGCTTAATGACCTAGTTCAAGTCAAGCGCCTGACCTACGACGGTCGCAACATTACTATTAACAGCGTGGTTGAGGGCCTTGCCCATTCGATTACTTCTGACAACTGGCGCGTCAGCTACTTCACCTCGGTAGTTGACCCTTACACCATTACACTCTAAGGGGGAGCGATGCCACTTTGCCCGCAAATCACAATCACGCCAATCACCGTCACTTCAACTGGCATGACTCAGACCTCTATCATTCCAATCGTAGCAGCTTCAACCGAGGAGATTGACGAGCTTCAAGTCGAGATCGACACTATCGAAGTATCAGTCAACGGCAAGAACCACATCTATCGTCAACCAACAGCTCCCGACGGCACTGCGTTCCCGCTGACCGAGGGCGACGTTTGGTTTGACACAGACGACGGCAACAAGCAATATTACTGGACAGGCACAGCCTGGGTCTCAGTGCAAGACGCTGGAATCGCAGCAGCAGAAGCTGGTGCAGCGGCAGCAACGGCAGCAGCAGCAGCGGCCTCATCAGCGGCCGCATCTGCAACAGCCGCAGCGGCGGCGGCAGCAGCAGCAGCAACAGCAGCACAAACGACAGCCGACGGCAAAAACCGCATCTACAGACAGACCACAATGCCAACTACTGGGCCATTTGCAGAGGGTGACCTTTGGTTTGACACTGATGACGACAACAAGTTCTATAGGTACACCGCTGGTGCGTTTGCTGCTTTCACTCTTGGCAACGAAGCTCTTGCTTCTCTTTCAGCCAATAAGCTAACAGCTGGCACGATTGATGCCTCGGTTATCACGGTCTCCAACATTAACGCTGGCAATATTTCAACTGGCAACCTCAACGCAGACCGCATACAGGCAGCCAGCATCACTGGCGCAAAACTCGTTGCGGGCACAATCGAAGCGGTCTCTATCGCGGCCAACACAATCACAGGTGCGAAGCTTGCAGTCGGCACCATTGAGGCGGTCTCAATCGCCGCAGGTACAATCGCTGGCACCAAGATAGCCGCTGGAACAATCACTGCCAGCAACATCGCCACTGCCACAATCACTGCAACACAAATCGCGGGTGGCACAATCACTGCAGACGAAATCGCGGCCAATACAATCACAGCCCTCGAAATTGAGGCTGGCTCTATTACTGTGGACCGCTTGTCAGCTGGCACACTCACCGCGTTTACACTCAGAACTTCATCGGGCGCTCGCCGCGTCACAGTCTCAGCCTCTACCAACTCGATCTCATTTACAGAGTCCAGCACAACCGTTGGTCACGTTGGCCCAGCTGCTACCGACGGCGTTGTTATTCACTACGGTTCAACTTTTAATCCAAACGTTACGACTTACCCGCTAGCTTATGTGAGTTCTAACTCGGTCATTATAGCGCAAGCAGCCGCCAAGTATGTAGAAGTAAGTTCCACAGGTGTGGTCATGAACGGCAACGTTTATACCTTGGACGCTTTTTACAACCAAGACCCTTCAACAAGCGCAAACGCCGCTAACACCCGCATGGACACTGACGGTCGCACAAGACGCAGCACCGCTTCCAGCGCTCGCTTCAAAGAGGAGATTGCAAACATTTCGACTGTTGTAGACCTTGACCCAAGCAAGCTGCTCAGCATTCCAATCCGCGCATTCAAGTTCAAATCCGACTACCTCGACCCAACCGACAACAGGGCGGGCATGGTAGTGCCAGGGTTAATCGCTGAAGAAGTCGCAGAACACTACCCAATCGCCGCCGACCGCGGCAACGACGGGGTGGTCGAGAACTGGAACGAACGTTTCGTCATTCCTGGCATGTTGGCTTTGATTCAAGACCTGCACGGCAGAGTCGCCACACTCGAGGGGAAGCCATGAAGGAGTACATAGTCGGATTCAACGACGACGGCATCTTGGTCACAGAGCAGGTCTCAGCCACTGACCCTGACGAAGCGAAAGCAGAGGCACAGCCACTGCACCCAGATTTGCCAATCATATTCGTCAAATGGCTCAAACAAGGGGGAACAAATGGATAACAACACAGAGCTCGACATCAATATCGTAATCGCAGCACTTAGAGAGCAGATCGGTCTGTTAGCTCTAGACAAAGCGATGCTGACTGCGAGAATCGGAGATCTCGAAGCAGAACTTAAGGAGAAGAATGACCGTGAATGACTGGGCTGCACTAATACTGGCAGTCATCTCAATACTGGGCTCGTTTGTTGTGGCCGTGCGCTGGCTCGTCAAGCATTTCCTGAATGAACTGAAGCCAAACGGTGGTTCAAGCCTCAAAGACTCTGTCACAAGACTCGAGAGCCAAATGGAACTCGTCATCAAGATACTCACAAAAGGGGACAAGGTTGAAAAGCCTAAAAGAATCCGCAGATAGTTACGTCGGCTACACCGAGGGGCCAAACAACAACACCAGCTTCGGCAAGTGGTTTGGACTTAATAACCAACCGTGGTGCGCTATGGCAGCCTCAAAGATCTACCATGAAGCTGGTATGATTGACACTGTCGCACCGAAGACCAAGCCAAAAGGCTTTGCCTCTTGCGATGAGTGGCTCAAATACCTGACCAAGAACAACCAGTTGGTCCCAATCGGACAGGCGCAACTCGGAGATCTGGTCTTTTTCCAGTTTGACGATGACGCACAACCTGACCACGTCGGCATTGTTCGCTGGCACAACACCGCTTTGAAGTACATCAACGTTTGGGAAGGCAACACCAGCGGCAACGCCACGGGTAGCCAGTCCAACGGCGACGGCTTCTATATTAAGAGACGCCCCTACAAGACCATCATGGCAATCGCTAGACCCAAAAAAGGAGCATAATGAACAAGTACGCTGTCCCACCTATCGTCAAGACCTACCTCAGAGCAGCCGCAGCGGCAGTCGCCGCCTTATTTTTAGCTGACCCAAACCGCCCACTCCGCGACTACGCGGCCGCGGGACTGGCAGCCGTCCTTGGACCTATCATCAAGGCCATCGACCCTAAAGAAAAGCAGTTCGGAATGGGCTCCGACGAGTTCGAGGCGAATAAGAACGTAGCCGAGTAACCAGCCTTTACCACGACCCCCACCACTGGCACCCCCAGCGGTGGGGGTCTTTCGCTATGTTCGAGGTGTGACAAACAAGACACCACGCCGATATTGCTCTTGTATTGACAGCGTATACACGGATACAATAGACTTATCCCATAAGCCCGAAAGGGACCAACGAACGGAAGGCAAGAAAATGACAAAGACACAATACGCAGCAGAGCTAGGCAAGTGCTACGCAAAGACAGCAGACGGCCACATTCGCGCTTACAAAGACGGCGGTTTGTTCCGTCTTTACCTAGTCGGTCGTGAAATGATTTGGAACGCAGACAGCACAGACTTCAAAATCGGCAACCGCCTTGAGGCAGTCGCTACAGACGTCCACATTCGCGACATCGAGAACTTCGAAATGGCAGTCTACGAATTGCAGTGCGAGCTTAACTACCTTGCAAAGGCAGGTGCATAATGAATGGAGTAGCCACACCAACAGCACTAAAGATCGACGAAGCAGTCCTACTAGTAATCGCAGACGGCGAATGCGCAGTTCCACAGGATAACCCATTTGGTGGCGTTGACATTTGGTTAGAAGGGCAGACTGGCCTTTTAACTGACAGCAAAGGCCGCATGTACCTTGCAGAGGGCGTTCGCCTTGCAACCGATGACGAGACCATCAGCGTCATCAAGTTCGTAGGCAAGGGACTCGTCGCAAGCAAGGTCACACTTGACGGCGACATCTCAGCAGAGCTTTTGGCTCAAATCGCGAAGGGACTTCTCTAATGAATCTTTGGGCAGTTCGCATTTTTAGAAATCGCACCTGGCACCCTGTTCGTTACTACGCCACACAGAGCGAGGCCGCTTCATTTGCAGTTGCGGCCATGGTTGGCGGCGGCGAGTGGGACATCAAAGAAGTGTCGCTTGAAGAGGCGAATAGAGCCAGCGCATGAAGCT